GGCCTCCACCGCTCATCTGCATACTAGCCGGTGTTCCGTTGGCCAGTGTGGGCTGCCAGAAGATGATGCCCGTAAATGGAATGGTGCCGCCAAAATGCGAGGCGGTGACGGTGACGGTCTGCGCGAGGCTGGCCGCGCAGACCGTGAAGAACAAGGTAATAATCAGCAGGGTGCGTTTCACTCTTCATCCTCCGTTAAATTCCATATGGCCGGGTTGGGGTTTGTGGTTGACGATCTAAATGGGTGCAATAAGGCAAATCACCACCGCAAAGACCAGAAACAAAGAAATCGACACGATAGCAAGGGCCTTCATTTTTCATCCTCCGTTAAATTCCATATAGCCGCGTTGGCCGGATGCATTCCGCGTTCAAGCCCGCGGCCTTTTGGCTTTGCTGGCGCATGAGGCGTTTTTGTTTTAGGTTTGGCGGGCTTGACCGCCTGTTGGGCGGGCAGCTTTTCGTCATCCTCTTTTGGCGATTGCTCACCATCTTCCGGCGTTTCATCCGAGTTATTGATTTCACTTGTCCCCTGGCCTCGTATATCCGTTCCAAGCGCTAAATCAAGTGAGTCAGCCAGCTCCTGTTCACGGGCCAACGACGCATACGTGTCTTCCAGATCATGTCCTGTGCTGTTCAGGATGTGCTCGTGTGTGTCGAAACCGTTTTGCACAAGCAGTGTGTTGGCCTGAACATCTTTGAGCGGATCAATCCACGGCCAGCGCCGCGGCTCCCACTTGATCGATTCGCCGGTAAAACGCTTGCGATCTTCAAGCGGCAACTCAACTGCGCGATTCAGCAGCGCAGAGCCAAGCCATGCTTCGTAAATCGGTTCGAGCATGTTATCGATGAGCGAGGTCTGTAACTCCATCCAAAAATCGCGGACTTCCAGCTCACCGATACGCGCAGAGCTGTAATTGACGCCGCTGAGATCATTGAAGAGCGAGTGATAGGGCACGTTGAGCCCGGAAGCGATCAGGCGGCCGGATTGCTTGATGAATGGATCAAATGCGTTGTTTGGGCTGCTGGGCGTGTGGTCCTGCAAGTGCGCACCGGTACCGCTCAAATCCAGAGCGCTCCCAAAGCCTAGATCGATAGCTTTGGAACCATCCGTGTTGATGCCATCGGCCTCAATTTCGTCCGCATCCTCGTCCGCATCTTTGTCTGTCTCGATGGACATCAACATGGAAGCATTGATGCGAGAGCGGGACAGCTCCGCTAAAAAGTAGCCATCCAGCATATTGAGCTGATTCATGCCCGCGGCCATCCACGGGTAACCGCGCGTCTGGCCGGTACGATGGGCAATCAGCCAATGGATGATCTGATCGGCAGGCACGCGCGTGCGCAGCGATGAGCCGAACGAGGCTTCGTACGGGTTGCCCTTGAAAATGTGGTAGGCGAGCGGTTTCTGATACTGATCGACCTCGACGCCCATGCGTACCTGCGTTCCGTCCGCGCGGCCCATCAGGTTGTATGTGTCGTCCACCTGATCGGCGTCAATGAGCTGGATCTGAAAGCCGAAGGGATTGACGGATTTGGGCACATACACTTTGCGGATAAATTGCTCCCCATCGCGCCCGGTATTCTCCACGATGAGCCGCTCTACCTCACGCAACGAGTAGCGACCACAGACGGTGCATGAGCCCTTTTTCCCCCACTCATGCCACGCACGGCGTAACTCGGCGTTGGCCGCCTCATCCAGCGGGATTCCGTTTTTCGTTTTGCGCTGGCGGACTTGCGGAACCTTGAAGGTTAGCCGCACGCCGTTCTGTCCTGCAACGTTCGAGCGCACCATGCTTAGGAACTTACCGGCAATCGGGCTATTGATGGCCTGATTCCGCGCGCGGGCGCGAAGACGGCGCAGGTCAACCAGCAAATCCTGATCGGCGGAACGCGACGCCGTGGGCCAATCCATGGTGAGGCGGCCCATTTTGGCTGCATTGAAACCCTGCAAGCCGCTGGAGCCGCCGAGTTGAGCCAAGGTGGAATCAGAGGTAAGCGTGCGCCTGGCCGCCGCAATGCCGTTGGATACGGCGCGGAAGGCGCGGGAGAGATAACTCGTATGATGAACAGTTGCCATGGCGCCTCCTAGCACGTGGGTCTAAAGCGGAATCCAATTACGCGGCGACCGGCGTACTCGCCCTGTGCGCGCAACTCGGCCCGGTATTTGCTTTTGTAGTGAACGCGCAGTTTTTCCAACTCTGCCGGAGGAATTTTTTTGAGTTGGCGGCCATTGATCATGTATTCCTGTACGTCCGGCCTTGTGTCTCCGTTGATACAGTCCTCGATCATGTCCAGGCGCTTTTTGACGAAGCTGCGCGTGTCCACGGGACCGGTGGCCGTGGCCAGATTGGCCTCGACCAGCACGTCCTGTAGAGGCATGGTGACCTGCTCCCCGGCTGCCGTGGTGTCCGCGATGCCAATAAGGATTGCCACAAGCTGATAGGTGTCAGGCTGGCAGGTCGCAGTCAACGTGCTCGGGGCTTGGATATCAAAAGTCTGGCCGTCTGTGTCAGACGTGATGGGCGGGTTAGTTGCCAGCGTGCCGTCCAGCACAAAGCGGCTGGCGGAGCTATTGAACACGTACTTGAGCTGGTACAGGTTGCTGGGATAGTCCGGGAACGCACGCTCCCAGTTCCATGTGTCGCCCTGCCGAAGCTGGGTTGGTTCAATCGGCACGTCTGGCGCGTCGAATTGCGGAATTGGCGTGGATCGATTTTTCAGGTTGCCCATAGTTGAGTTATGGGCGTAAAAGCCAATTTAACGCGAATTTAGATAGTATTTACAGTATTTACGGAAAACAAGGCCGTGTTCGGCAGCCTATGCGTTGGCAAGCATGATTTGCGGTTCGCGAGGATTGTCCTCAAAACATACACCGCAGATCAGCACGGCGTCAGGTTTGGCCCAGGCATTCTGCGCGCACTCCGGGCAGGTGTATTTTGTTTTGCTCTCAGTTTTAGCCTTGGCTTCCGCCGCCAGCGGCGCGGGCGACTCCCACTTGAGTTTGAGCCCCTGTTTTGCGAGTTTGACATAGACGCGGGCGTACCGTCCATTTTTCATCACAAAGTGCGTCATAGATTGGCCTGTCTCTTTTCCGCCAGGCTGCCCGGTGGTAGTGGGCTGCAAGCCAATCTCTTTCATCTTCGCCGCCCACTCGCGATCATGGTAACCGCTGCGCGGCGTATGGCCAGAGACGCGCTGCCACAGGTGAGCCATCTCATGCGCCAGCGTGGAAAGGATGCGCTCGTCTGTTTCATCGCAGAAACAATCCGGGTTGAGCGCGATTTCATGGACCGTAGTTTTGTTGCCACGCCCGTGAAAGCGCTCCGGCGCGAAGTAGCCGCGCGCCTTGGCATGGCGCTGCAAAGTGACCAGCACTTGCGGAAGGCCGCCCGCGAAAAGCTGATCGTTGAAGAAATCAAAAGCCGCCTGAAAGTCCAGGTACTGCTGAGATGTGATTTTCTCTTTCATGCCTTTTCCGCTTTCTTGTTTGTATCGTACGAAACAAATACATAAAAGTCAAGAATATATTTCTCAGCCCAAGCGGTTGAGACTGCGAAGTTGAGCAGCAATGCTGGGGCGTTTGCGTTTTGGACGCGCGGGCTTGGGCTTTGTTGGAGCGGATAACGCATCCTTGACGGTCGCATCAACGGCCTGGACCATTTTGTTAGCGTCAACAAGATGGTCAACCGGCGCGGAGCCGATCATTTCGTCTTCCGACTTAGGCATGGGCTGGCCGGCGGCCTCGCGTTCATGGCGGAGTTTTTCTGTCATGCGGAAAAGGCTACGCGCCAACTTGCGGAAGTTCGGGCGGCGCACACTCACGGCGGCGCGGGCATAGACGGCGCAATCCAGCGCCTCATTGCGCTCGGATGTTTTAACCCAGTGCATTGTGGTTTGGAAATTTTCGGTGTTTTTTACGAGTTTTTCCGCCGTCACCTGGCGGAAGAATTCTGGCTCCAATCCATCACTGAAGTGGCAATAGCCTGAACCAATTTTATCCACGCGAAACGAAGTGAAAATATCTTCCTTGGCGGTGTCAACGCCGACGATGTAAAGCAGCGTTTTGTACGGGCCGACGCGACTGCCGGAACTGAGTAGCGGACGGCCGATGCCAGCGCGGCCCACAATGGCGTGCCAGCGCCGCGCCTCATGCTTGCGCGTGAATTCGTACACCCGCTCGGTGTGATGGCCGCCAGAATCGATCAACACGGCGGCAATGCGCATGGTCACACCGAGCGCATGTTCCCACTCTTCCAACAGATATTCGCGAAGAGCGGCCCACGGGCTGGCCGCGTCCGCATCCGGCAAAGATGGATCGCCCTTGAAGACTTTGTGCTCGATGGCCCAGCGCTCATCATCAAGGCCCCAGCCATAGAGGCTGCACTCCAGGCGATCATCCTGCGTATCGACACCGGCGGTGAGCCAAAGGACGCCGGAGGGCAATATCTCACGCTTGAAGCGCGGGCGCTTTTCCAATTCCGTTGTGTTCGCACCGGTGCCGCGTATTTCCCATGTTTCCGCGAGGTTTGTATTAACAAAAACCTTCATGCGTTCGAGAGAGGTCTGCGCCTCCAGCCATTCACGGATAAGATCCAGCCAATCAACGACGCCATAAAGCGCGTTGAGCTGGAAGCCAGCCGTCTTGCCGTCATGGCTCTTGGCTGTGGCGCGCCACTCGCCGCGGCGGATCATCTCATGCTTGGAACGCTCTTCGATGATGCAGCCGTTGATACAGACGTAGTGATACCACAGCACGCGCGGACGGGAGTTCTCGACCGGCTCCGTTTTGAAAATGAGGTGCTTCCATTCGAGCTGCTGCATCTCTCCGCAGTGCGGGCATGGAACGTAATAGCGCCGCTTGTCGCTGGAATTATATGCAGCCTCAATGCGGGAGAGGTATTTGATGTGCGGCGTGGAAATCAGAACGATTTTGCGGTTCCAGAATTTCGTTGCGCGCTTTTTGGCCAGGTCAACCGGATCGCCTTCCGTGCCGGCCGATGCCTCATAACCATCCACCTCATCCATGAGGATGACGCGCGCGGGGAGCCCGCGCAGGCCAACTGGGGCATTGGCGCCGACAAGGACCAGAATGCCGCCGGGAAATTCCTTGTTGAGCAGGGTATTGCCGGAGTCCCGCGAGCGCGGCGAGGGAAAGAGATTACGCAAAACGGGCGTGTCTCGAATCATCTTGGCGACGCGGTTTTTCGAGAACTTTTCCGCCTCGGCAAGGCTGGGCTGTACGCACAGGATCGGCGACGGCTCCCAATGGCTGTAATAGCCAATGGTATTGAGCACGGCGGCTTGCGTTTTGCCGGACTGCGCGGCCAGCATGAGGACAATCGTCTCAATATTCTGATCGGTGATGGCGTCCATCATGCCGCGCTGATACTCCAGCGTGGAGGTGTGGAACTTGCCGGGAGACGCCGATGATTCCTTGGGGATGTAGGCGTAGCGGTCAGCCCACTCGGAAAGCGAAAGCGGGTCGGGCGGCAGGAACATCTTGTGCGACGCCTTAAAGGTGCGGTCGAGCGCGGCCAGGCCTTCGGAGCTGGTTTGATAGGGGGGGCGGGCGATCATAGAGCATCCGCCATAGCAATGCGCTCACCGATCCACCGCATAACTGGCACAGCCATGCTATTGCCGAGAGCCTTATAGCGCGGACCATCGGCAGTTTTAGGAGAGATAAGCGTGTAATCGTCCGGGAAGCCCTGAAGGCGTTCGCACTCGCGGGGTGTCAGGCGGCGCACAGCGGAGGCCACAGGCACAAGTGGCGTACCGCGTCCAGTACCATCCTCGCTGGCATCAAAACCATCCGCGCGGAGCGCGTGAGTGACCAGCAATGACTCCCGGCTCTTGTTGTCCGCATAGGGGTTCTGAGTCAGAGGCGCGGTGACTAACGTTTCGCTCTCGAAATCCATCCTTCCCGAACCGCCATGCGCGTTGCAAGCAGTCGCTATATCAATTGCCCCGGCGGTATTGTTTCCACCGAAGGCAATCAATTGGTTGGAATAAGCGTCCTGACCGTTGTATCCGCCGGGATGCGCACCCGGTGACAACGTGCCAGCAATCAAGCCGCCGTCGCAATCAAAGTCGGTGCCGAGCCCGCCACCGCCTTTAATGCGCGCGCTAATTGTGGGGGCAACGTCTTTCCCCGTTTCTCTGCGCGGCGGAGTATCCCCCGACAGGCTTTGGCGCTCAAAAAGTACCGCCGCGGCACGGCGCCAGTCTCCAAGATATCCGACAACGAAGACGCGACGGCGGCGCTGGGGAACTCCAAGGTATTGAGCGTCAAGAACTCGGTAGGCGAACCCATACCCGAGTTGCCCCAGCATTCCGAGAAGGGTTCCAAACACGGCTCCGCCGTCAATTGACAGGACGCCGGGGACGTTCTCCCACACCAGCCAGCGGGGCCGCAGGCGGCCAGCAAGTTTAGCGAATTCGACGGTGAGTTGACCACGCTTGCCGTCCAATCCCGCTCGGAGTCCGGCGACACTGAAGTCCTGGCAGGGAGTTCCGCCAACAAGAACATCGACTGATTCGTGTTCGTTTTTTTCGATCTTCGTAAAATCGCCAACGTTGGGAACCTCTGGGTAGCGATGTGCCAGCACAAGGCTGGGAAACTTTTCAATTTCGGCAAAGAGCACGGGCCGCCAAGCCACCGTTGCCGCCTCTATTCCGGAACAGACCGAGACATATCTCATTCCTCTTCCGCCTCTGGCTGGGCGGTGTGGGCCTCACGCACAGCGTCGATGCTGGCAAGGTTGCTCAGAAGCGACCGGCAGCTCCGGTCAATCAGGTTGTAAATCTGCTGGCGATCATCCATGCCGATGAGTTGGGGAGCCAACCCGGCCGGCAGCGACAGAATTTGAGTCTGGATAGACCGGTTAGCAGCGGCGAGGACTCTCTCCAAGTCTGAAATGGAAACCACCTGGGCCTGTTCATGGGCCAATTGCAGCTCTTTCAGGTCAGCTTCAGCCTTGGTTTTCCGCAAAAATGCCTGATCGAAGGTCTCGGGCGGCTCTTCGGAACTGTCCGGGCTGTTTTCGGGGTGCCGATTTCCGCCATTTCCGCCCTTTTGGGCACTCCGATAGCCCACATACCACTCCAACGTGGTGGGCCAATCCAAGACAAAACCGCGCGGATCGCTCTTGGCTGGCAACCCCTTGTCTTTGATTAGGTTGCGAACCTGCCTATCGGTCAAGCCAAGTAACTCCGCAACGTCCGAAACAGGCAATGCGGAGTAGCTTTTCGGGTTTTCTGTTTTGGACATAGGCGTGGAAACGGAAATGAGTTAAAAAAAGGCTGGCTCTAGCGCGCATCCGGGCTAGCGCGTCACCCTCAACGCTCTCAGCGCCGGGAAGGACCCGCGAGCGGCAGAGCGGCTAACACTTCGCACTGATCGCTTATAACTACTTTAATGTCATCGAGATGTGACTTGTTAAACCTCCAATAGAGTGGCGACTGGCCCTTTCGGGAGCATGGTCGATGGGATTGGCTCACGCCTCACAGCCCGCTTACTACGGATTGGCTACTCCGGCCTGTCAAGAGCCGTGCCGATTGTGCCAAGCTATGCCCGACCCGCAGTCGCCCTCTAGCTCTGTTGTGCTCTCATACGTCGCAACTGCGCTAATTCGGCGGCCGATAGCCGTACCGGATTGATTTCGAGCGCATACCATACCGCTTCAATCCAACTCGTGAACGCACATTTGAATCCGTATCCCTCATTCCACCAACAAACCCAAGGGTGTGAATGGTCTCCGATTCGTGCAATGCGTGGTTTCTTCATCACTTACCTTTCAGTTCATCCAGCCAATCGGCCCAGGCTTGCAGCATCTCGGCTCTTTGCCTGGCATATTGGGCGCGGTTGTACACGCCACGCACGCCCTTGAGCTTGTGATTGAGCGCCTTCTCAATCACATCGGTGTTGTACTCTTGCTCACTCAGGTTGGTCGCTGCTGTGCGTCGTAAGTCATGCACTGTAAAGTGTTCTATCTTCACAGGGATACGGCTCAAGGCACGGTTGAGTGTGCTGGCTGCAATGGGTGTGTGATCGGCGGCGCGCATGGGAAACACAACGCTTGCACGCGGATGCCGTTGGCGCTGTGCTCTCAGCAACTCAAGCACTTGCCGTGGCAATGGCACGACAAGCGGCGTGTCTGTCTTGCTGTGCGCTTCCGGCAAAGCCCATTCCGCCTTGTCCAAATCGAACTCATCCCAGCGCGCGCGCCGTGCCTCGCCTTTGCGGGTCAACGTCAACAGAATGAACCACAAAGCTGCTTTCAGATCGGGGCGAATTCGAGCCATTTCAAGGGCTTTGAGAAACGCTGTGAGTTCGCCTGGCTTCAATGCCCGGTTGCGTTCGCTCATCTCCGCCACAAACTTGGCTGGGATCGCGCTCAACGGATTCTTATCCGCAACGCCGCGCACAAGCGCGTAATCCCATAACCTTTTCAGCAAGTTACGAATAGCC